GAAATAATAGCTTAAATCCGAACATATTATTTGTATTAGATGAACCGTTTACAATGACGGCAACAACTGAATTAATTACAATAAGATGCTTAACTACTGGGTTAGAGGGTAAACTAGAGGTATCGGACACCTTAACGGCAACAGCTCCAATAATCGGGGCGAATGAAAATGTAATTGTAACAAGTGAAATAATAGAACCGTTACCCGCTGAAACTTTGGAACAATACAGACAAATAACTATTGATTCATTCCAATTAGAACCACAGGGCGGAGCGGGTACAGATTATAGATTATGGTCAACCGATGCGGAGGGTGTAGCTCAAACATACCCATACGCCAAAAGCGGAGAAAGTAATGTTGTTGAGGTGTTTGTCGAGGCTACTATTTTAGCATCAACAGATGGAAAAGGAACACCATCAACATCAATATTAAATGATGTAAGGGATGTAATAGAATTTAATCCAGATACTGACTTGCCTATTAATGATAGAGGTCGAAGACCTTTAGGAGTTTTTGATGTTGATGTTAAATCAATTGTGATAACTGATGTTGATGTAACTATAAATGGTAGTGAATTTACATCCGCACAAGAAACATTAGTAACTAACTCAATAAATGATTATATTAACTCAGTTCGTCCAAAGGTTGATAGTATAAAGGCGAATGTTAATGATGAAATTAGATTAAATCAGATAATAGTAGCTATTGAAAATGCAGTAAACGGAGTTAATTATGGAAGTGTTGAGTTAAATATCGGAGGTAATCCAATACCAGTTAGTTACACATTAGAAAGGGGCGAGATAGGATTTATAAATAGTGTTAATTATATTGCGTAATGGATATTAAAAAAGCATTAGGAAAGTTAGCAAAACAACTTTACCCGAAAGGTAGGGCTTTTAATTACAATGAAAAAAGTTTATTAAATTCTTTTCATTTAGGTATAAACGAACCAATGAAACAAGCTTATAACGGGGCAAAATCAATACTAGATAGTTTACTTCCTGATAATGATAATTTTACATCGGAAGATGCGACACAATGGGAGCGAAGATTAGCATTAAATACTAATCAATTAACACCTTTAGAAGATAGGAAAAAAGCTATTTTAAGGAAGTTAAATCACCCTGGACAAGTATCTGCAAGGCAACACAGATTGTTTATTGAGAGTCAATTAAGATTAGCGGGTTTTGACGTTAGAGTTTATGAGAATAGATTTGATGAGGGGGGTAATATAGTTACTTTAAGTTTTGAAGATGTAACGGGTTACCAACATGGGGAATTTGAGCATGGAGAATTTGAACATGGAGATTTTTCTGGAGTTTTATTAGCAAATTATATTGATTATATTCGTGATGTTGATTTTAATATTGGCGACAATTATCGAAGCACTTTTTTTATTGCTGGTGATGACTTTGGAACGGTTAACAGTTTAGGTGTTACATCGTTAAATTATGGGGTATCTACAAATGATAGATTTGCAACTATTCCAGAAACAAGACGAAAAGAATTTAGGGAATTGCTTTTAAAATTAAAACCCGCTCAAACAGTAGGTATATTATTAATAAATTATAATTAAAAAATGGAACAATTAAAAGACAAATCAAATGTTGATTATCCAAAGGATTCGTTTCCTTATGGGAGTATTAGAGATAAGGTTTTAGGAGTGCAAGATGGTACTCCAGTTAATACAAATGTTTATTCTGATACACATCAATTTTTCAATAAATTGTTAGATGTTGCCAATATTAAACCAAACGGATCACTAGATAGTGGGGAAAATGGATTCCAATTAATACAGGCTTTGGCTTCGTTTATGGTTAAGGTTTTAAAACCTAGTGTTTTTGAATCTTTTGATAGTTCAAGACCAGAGGCGGATTTTGATATAGATTGGAAAAGTGCTTGTTATGGTGGGGGTTATTTTTATAGATGTGGTCTAAATACATCAAATTCATTTGCTTATATAAGCAGGTCAATAGACGGGATTAATCATGAGATAGTTTTTGAAGAAGATTTAGGAGGGTTAGGAATTGAAGATATTTGTTATGGTGTTAACGGTACATTGATGGCTACAAGTTCAATAATTGGGAACGCTTTATTTTCAGATGATTACGGAGTTAGTTGGACATCAAAATCAACAGGCACACCTACATTAATGGATAATGGCGTTAAGGTTGTTCATCAAGAATTGGGAAAATGGCTTTTTATTGGTTCAGATAGTCCAAACAATAGATCATCTGTTTGTTACACAGAGGATAATTTAGATACTAATACCGTATTTAATGTAGATGCTTTTCCAGGTAATTTCATTGCCGTGAGTGTTGCTGAATTAGATGGTGTTTTTGTTGTCGTTGGTAATGATGGTGTTGTACCTTTTATTTACAATTCAACCGATTTAATTACATGGAATTTAACTTTGTCTGGAGGTACTGGAAATTATGTACAAGTAATATCATATGTTGGGAATGATAGCTATTTTGATTATTCCGCTTCATTAACATACGAGGCAAAAAAAGGATTTTTTGTATTGTTTAATGATGGTGGTGATGGTGTTGTTTTGAGGTTATCTTTTGATGCTGCTTTTAGTTTCGCGTCTCCTTTAGAAACGGAAACATACAAATCACTGGCTTATGGAAACGGTAAGTTAGTTGTAATTGGCGAGGGTGCGACAAGTGGAAGAAATATAGCTCAAAGTTTTAATTTAACTCCATCTTTTGAGTATGTAAATAGTGTATTATCTGGAGTTACAAATATTATGAAAGTTGTATATTGTGATGGTAAATTTATACTTACTTCTCAAAGTGCAAGAACTCCTATATTTCAATAGTGACTTTTATAAATATAAATAATAATGATGTTGTTTCTTTAACCAATAAACTGGAGAAGATGCATAAATCATATTTGCCCAGAGTTGTAAAGAAAACTTTAGACACAGCAGCGTTAAAAGATACTAAGCAAAACACGATGTTAAAATCGGCTGGTAAAAACTTCAAAGATGAGCGAACTAATTTAAGTTTTTTTCGTAGTTCATCGAAAGTTAAATTTGCTAAGGGTTGGAATGTTGGTAATATGTATAGTGAGATTGGTTTTGTTGGTAATGGATCTAAATCAGATGCGGTTGAAGACTTAGAAAAACAAGAAAAAGGGGGCGTTATTGGTGGTCGTGCTTTTATTCCATTAGATACTGCAAGAACTGGGAAAAGCTATAAAAGAAAAGTACAAAAAAAGTATAGAATATCAGATATAAAAAGTAAAATAATAGATTCAAAGGATAATAAAAAAGGTAAAAATCCAAAAGAAAAATATATTATATCTGCTATTCACGCGGGTAAAGGTGGCTTTGTAATTAGTACAGATACAAATAGTAAAGGTAATAGGACTTTATATGAAATATCTAAAATTGGAAAATCACAAAAAGATGGAAAAACATTTATAAAATCAAAACCTATATTTAGTGTTAGTGCTGGTAGGTCTGTTAAAGTAAATAAAACTAGATTTATGACTGAGGCGGGTAAAAATACAGTTAAGTTAATGCCAAAAAATTATATTACATTTGCTAAAGAGCAGATAAAAATTATTAGATAATGAGTTGGATAGATAAAGTTAGTTCAGATTTTATAATCGTAACGGGTGACGGCAAAAGCTATCGCCCTTTGTGGCTTAATGCTGTTAAAACTTTTGATTTTAATGTAACTGAGTTTGAATTTATTAACCAACAAGGCGGATTAATTGATAGGCAAGAACCTAGAGCGAGAAGATTTAATTTAAGTATATTTTTTGAGGGCGAGAATAATTTAGAGGAATCTGAGGCTTTTGAACAATCTAGTTTTGATAAAAGAGCATGGACAATTACACACCCGTATTACGGTCAAATAATTGTACAACCTTTAGGAATTAGTTTTGATAATACAAAGCACAATGTAAGCCAAATAACTACAACGGTAGTTGAAACAATTACGGAGGAATTTCCTCAAAGTGTTGAAAGTAATGTTGATAAAATAATTAGTGATGTTGCAGAAACTAACGAATTATTATCAACTCCATTAGCAAATGAGCAGTTAAGTTCGTCAGATATACAAGATATAAGAACGCAAAATACATCATTATATAATAGGGGTAAAAATGTAGCAACTGGGTTAGATTCAGAAACATATTTTAATGCATTTAATACGGCAAATAATGCTTTATTTGTAATACAAGATAATCCAATACAATCTATTATAGACTTACAATATTTGGCTTTAGCTCCTGCAAGATTTGTACAATCAACTGCGATAAGGTTTAAATTATTATCAAGGCAATTTAACGAATTGAGAGGTTTAATTCCTCAAACAAGTGATAAATCTAAAAAAATAATTTACCAGTCTAATTTAGGCACAAACTTAACGGCACAAACTTTAAGTTTAGCAACTCCAATAGAGGGCGAATATAAAACGGCAATACAAGTGCTTGATTTGGCGGAGGAGTTACAAGTTAATTACAATAATTATATTACTGATTTAGATAGTTTAATGTCCGATAATGGAGGCGAATTAGATTCGTATATCCCTAATCAAGAACCTTTATACGCTTTAAATGATTTGGTTAACTTTACTATTGTAAATTTAATTAACATTGCTTTAGATTCAAGAAGAGAGCGAAGTTTGATTTTAGGATATGACACAAATATAATTGAGTTGACTCATAGATTATATGGTTTAGATCCGAGCGACGATAATATTAACGAATTAATGGAACAAAACAATTTAAGTTTTGATGAAATTTTGCAAATAAAACATGGTCGTAAAATAATTTATTTTGTTTAATGGAATTGTTTTTAAGAAATAAAAAGTTAGATTATTTTGATAATGTAGAAATTACAATGTCATTTGATGCTATTGCTTCAACTTTTGGATTTGGATTTTACTTTAATGTAGAAAATAATATTCAAAAAGATTTGGCGGTTATGGGTTTATATCCAGATTGTAGAGTTGAGGAAAATGGCGAGGTTTTGATTTACGGTACAATTGTATCAAATTCATTTAATTCAAATCCTAGTAAATCAGTATTACCAATTACGGGATATTCCAAAACTGGTATTTTGCAAGATTGCACCGCCCCGCTAGAAACATATCCTTTACAATCTGATAATTTAAGTTTAAAAGAAATAGCACAAAAATTTACAAAACCTTACGGAATTGGGATAGTAATTGATAGTGAAGTGGCTAGTAGAATGAATGAAAAGTTTGATGTTTCAAAACTTAAACCAACTGAGGTAATAGGAAGTTATTTAAGTTCTTTAGCAAGTCAAAAAAACATTGTTTTAACACATGATAATAAAGGTAATATTGTTTTTACAACTGCAAAAACCAACGGGAAACCAATAGCGCATTTTGAAACTGCCTTAGGAATGTCGCTTGATATTGATGGACAATCAATGCACCGTAATATAACGGTAATGAAACAAGCTGATGTCGATGGCGGAAATGCTGGACAAGAATCTATAATTAATCCATTTGTTAAAACCAATAGAAGTAAAATAGTTGTTCAGTCTTCTGGAAATGATAATGACACTAAACTAGCTGTTAGGTCTGCATTAGGGCAAGAATTAAAAGCAATTAAATTAGTCATTAATTTAAATACTTGGTTAGACGATAATGGGAAAATTTGGAAGCCAAATAACACAATAACTGTAATTAACAAAGAATTGTTTATATTTGAAAAAACTAAATTTTTTATTGAGAGCGTAAAATTGACACAAAATAAATCGGGTAAAGGTGCTGTTTTAAATTGTTACTTACCTGCTGTTTATGATGATAGTACGCCAATTAATTTTTTTGAAAAGTATCAATGATAAACGTAGTAAAAATATTATCCAGTAGTATAAATCAAGGTAAAAGAGTCTTGAAGTTTTTGCGTTATGGTAGGCAAGATGTACAAACATCTGTTGAGGTTATGCCTTTTGGGGTTGATTCAAATCCCGTTAAAGATATGGTTGCCATTTATAGCGAAACGGCACAGAACGGAAAAACGGTAATTATTGGATATATCAATAAAAATCAAGTCGCTGAGATTGGAGGGTTTAGGACTTATTCAACTGATTCATATGGTAATGTAACTGGATATACTTATTTACGTTCAAATGGGGATTTGGAACTATTGGGAAATACTAATTTTGCAGTTAAATATAATGAGTTAGCTAATGTTTTTGACGAATTACAAAGTGATATTAATACATTAAAAAATTTATTTGCTACATGGGTTCCAGTTCCAACAGACGGAGGTACGGCACTTAAAACAATAACGGCAACATGGTCGGCAACTCCTATCATTGAAGATATTACAACAGTTAAAAACGATAAAATTAAAACAAATGGGTAGTTCTCAAGTAGTATTTGATAGTGCAGCAATGTATGTAACTGCGGTTGATACAAACAAAGATAGATTAACTAGGGTTAGGGCAATTATAACAGCTTTATATGAGGTTGCCATTAAGGCAGCAGAAACGGGTAATATACAAGAATATCAATTGGATAGTGGACAAACTAAAATTAAAACTTTATATACGGGTGCTGAGCAAGTTTATAAATCAATAAAGGCTTTTGAAACTTTAGAAACTCAATTATTGAACAAATTAAACGGGCGTAATTTTAGATTAATGGATAGTAAGAATTTTATAAGATAAGAAATGAAAATATTAGGTTTAGATATTTCGCTTTCAAAGAAAAGCAAGGATATAGTTGAAGTTAATCAAGTTGAAGAACCTCAATCAAGAGGTAATTATAATACTGGTTACAGTCGTGTTATTCATTATCAAAGATATGACGGGGAAAAGAATTTAGGAGAAATTGGACCAGTAACAGATTACGCTTTAGATTATGAAAGTTTACGTTTACGTTCGTGGAAAGCATATTTAGACAGTGAAATTGCTCAATCGGTTGTTAAGAAGTATGTTAAATGGGTAATTGGATCGGGTTTAAAATTACAATGCGAACCAGTTTTAAGAGTATTAAGACAAGAGGGATACGATATTAACAAAGAGGAATTTAGTAACGAGGTTGAGGCTAGATTTAAGGTATATTCAAAATCTAAAATGTCATGCTTTAATAATGAAATGACTTTACATAAAATCATGAACACTGCTTATTTAAATGCGGTAGTTGGTGGTGATGCTCTTGTTGTTTTAAGAGTTATAAAAGGAGATTTAAAGATACAGTTATATGATGGGGGTTGCTTAGCTTCTAACATGAATATAAATGATAAAATTGTTAACGGGGTTGAATATGATGATAATGGTAGTGTAGTAGCTTACCATTTAGTTAAAAAAGGAAATATTTTAAAAACAGAAAGGATAAAAGCATATAACGGAGGTTTTAGAGTTGCGTTTCTTTTCAAGGGTTTAACATATAGAATGCATAATAACAGAGGTATTCCTTTAATATCTACGGTATTAGAGGTTATATAAAAATTA